CGTTATTTTGTCCTGCTGTAATACCATTAGGTTGGTATCTTGAGCGTACAACTTTTGTATCGGTCCGTACTGCTTATCTAAATTCTTAAAATTCGCTTGAGATAAATTAAAAGAGTTTAATCTATTGGTTGATGTGTCTCCCTTAAAAATACCACTATAGCAAAGAGATGACATTTTATCTTCTTGCTTGTAATCCTCAATAACACTTGTTGCTCTTGGACTATATCTCATTGTAGGTCTCAAGAAGTTGTCATAAATTCTATATGACTCAACACCATTACCAAAAGCAAAAGCATTGAAGTCTGAGTTATCTGATGTTATATTGTTTAGTTCTACTACTAATGGAACTACAGGACTTCCATTAAAATCTTGATCACTTTCCCATTGCTGATAAAATACACTACCTGTTGCAGAACCACTTGGTAGTGGACCTGCTAAATCAATTATAATAGCATACTCATTTATAACATAAAGTATTTCATAATAAGCACTAGGCGGACCAAATGCTGCTAATGGATCATCATTTTTAACATATACTATCTCGCCTGCATTAAATGAATGCTGCATGTCATCAGCAACATCACCAAATGGCGTAGCTGGACCTAATACTGTAAAAAAGTCGAATTCAGCAGGAACATCTGGCCAAACATCTCCATAAGTATAATCATTCCATCTCCACGATACCATGTGATTACCGTTCTCAATTCGATACGTCTTACGCATTTCGTAAAATACATCAATGTCTGATTCTAATGGTACTGTTTCCGCAGATAATTGAACTGTTGGAGTTTGAGTGATATTTAATTCAGCTGTTATTAAACTCCTATTAGATACGTTTCTATCACTTACACCTCTTACTAATAGAGTTAAATAACCAGTTGAACTTTCAACAATAAAATTAGTATCTTCTCCAGTTGCACTATCAATAGAAGGTGTTGAATTAACTGATCTTCTAAACATTATATTTTTAGCGGATGTAGTTAAAACATCAGCTTGATTTTTATATTGAAATGTTTGATAAGCACCTGATTTCCAAAACCACTCCTCTAAATTCTTGTAATAGTTATCACTTGTCCAACTATTATTTTGATTTCTTATAGGTCCAGATCCAGGTATTTTATCCTCTAATATATTTATTTCTATAGCAGCACCAGGATATATTGGTCCGTTATATATAAGTGTAGAATGACCTCCATAATCATCAGGATCTAAATCAATTTGTGTATCAGATACTCTAGTAGGTATACCTCCTACATCACCTAATGATAGTATTCCTTGTCCATTTATTACAGTTCTTAATAATGAAGAACCTGCTGTAATAGAATTTGCTCTTATATTAAATACATATTGATCTCCAATATTATAGTTTCCACTATCAAAATAAACATTAAAATTATATGGTACTCCAAAATAAGTACCTAAGTCAATATTATAAAATGAAGTGCTACTAGGTATTAATATTGATGAACTCCACCCACTATCAGCATCAGGTACTTGAGTCCATTGAAAATGAGTTCCAAGACTTGTTGGACTAGAAGGATTTGGAACTATTCTAATAGATATTCTATAATCCTTTAATAACTCAAACGATGTATTCGGATAAGTCATATTTACATTTGGAGCTCCTGCTTGAGATGGTTGAGTCAATGTGTTGTCTCCTGTTCCAGAATAAAATGCTTTATCAAATTGAACACTAGTAATTCTTGATACAACTGGGCTTTTAGGATATGGAGCTCCAGCAATAGTCAAATTAGGACCTCTTCCTGTAGAAAAAATACTAAATGATTGAGATGTTGGTTCATCCAAAAATACATCAATAGGGTCAGCTTTAATCTTAAAATATAAACCTTCAATTGTAAATGGTGAACTAGCTTGTTTATATTCAAGCTCAAGTATTTTAAATTGTTTATTCGAATGAGTTGCTATACCATTAGAAGTTTTAAAAATAATATAACCCCCTACAGTAATTTTATCTCTGTCTGACTCATTAATCAAGAAATATCTAAATACACCATCAACAATAAAAGTTCTAGGAAATATATTATAATAATCACCTTGAGCTTGCTTGATTGCAAATCTATAATTTGTAGCCCAATATGGAGCTTCATTATTTAATGTTACTTTTATTGAATTTGCTGTATCTGAATTAGTTGGAGGAATATATAGTGTATTTGTTTTACTAGTTAAAGCAGTAGTCATTCTTCCATATTCATCAGTATATATTATACCAATTTCATAATCTCTATCACTTCTAAATGTCTTTTTAGGCTCAGTGGTTATAACTTCATCTTCAAGAGATAAAGCATAATTAGGAATAATTTTTATACCGTCTCCATTAACAATATCTCTAAATTGAACATAGTTACCATATACTAATCTATTCCCTATTATCTCTTGAGCTTTAGCAGTTAATGGTACATTATCAAATAATCTAGTTACTTCACTTGATTCTAACGGTGTGTATATCTTATTGGCTGAAAAAGTTATAGTATATTTTGAATTATCTAATATTGGTATATCTGCTTTATTATAATTATCGACTATATAAACATTTAACCTATATGTATCAAAATACAAAACTTGTATTTGCTCAACAAATTGATTTCCTGTATCAAATGTTACATCAACCTTATTATATTTATTGAGCATTCCTTTATTGTCACCTGTATTGTAATCATAAGCAAATCCACTTGCATGGAATGCAACAGATGAAAATGGAGATAATGAACTATATTGATTGTCTTTATATTTAAAACGATATGAGAAATAAATAAACTTTTCTTGAATATTATTAGAAACGTCAATATCTGATACAAAAGACAAATCAATCTTAGGTGAATACAATGGAGGTGTTAAAATAACGTCTATATCATCATATATTCTAGGATCGTTAGTAATATAACTTTTTGCTCTAGAAACATTTATTCTTCTCGGTGGATTCAATCCATCTGTCCAATATATAAACGGGCCTTCACCCTTAGATGCAGGAATAAAATTAATACCAGTAACAGGGTAGTTCTTGTTGAAATTAAGAGGGCTAGCAGTTGATTTATCCCACAATAAAACAATACTTGTAAATTGAAATAACTCACTATATTCAAATATAGCATCAAAAGTATCACTTGTAACCAACCAATATATTAAGTTGTCAGCCTCATAAGTAACAGCTCCTATTGTTTTAGCATTAGAACCAACATAAGTAATACCTTCATTCTCTACTAATGTTTGAATATTTGTAACTAATGTATTTCCTAGTGAATTTGAAACAGCTCCTATATTAGATCCAGATGTTGTATCAATAGTTACATTTAATGCATCAATAAACTCTCCATCAGGTACAAGTCTCTCATCAAGATCCTTGTTCATTTTCCCTGCAATAAAAGTCTTTTTTAATTCCATTATTTTATAATTTTATCACGCCCTCTTAGTGACATAAGTAGTCTAGCTGGATGTAAGTTGCTCAATCTTATTTTAGTGTTTCGTAAAGAAGCTGTTTTAGCTTTTTGAACTCTATTAACAAGGTATTCTTGAACCATTGTTTTGTTGCTTAATATAGCCCACTTCAAATAATTATAAATATATTCCTCTGCTAATTTGTTGATTGTGATAAGAGAATCATCACCATTTTCCATTCCGTCTGAAATGTATTCAAGAACAATGTAGCCATCTTCAACGCCAGTAGAAAAGTCAATTACTCCTGCTGCTTTGTTTATAGTAAACTTAGGGTTTCTATTTGCTTCATCAGTAGCTAGACCATAACGTCCGCCCATATTATAACCAAAATACCATTCACCATTATAATCCCATCCGTAAGCACCATTGTAAGGGCCAGGTCCAGTGTAAAGTTGTTTATCAAGTCTCATCATATCAACTTTTGATGTACCTGTAACTACTTCACCATTTAAATCAAAAATAATATTATAATCATTGTCTTGTAAGTATGCAGTAGCTGACAATACTGATCTATTCTCAGTCAGCTGCAAAAGAACACCTTGTCGAAGCAATGATATTCTTACATAGTTAACATAGTCAGGAGGTAATACCATCTTTAAGCTATCATCTAAATGCAACTCAACTACCTTGATATTTCTTAATGCATCATAGTTAAGCTCTTGAATAGCTCTCTTTGCATGAAATAATACAGTATATCGCTCAACATTATTGACAAGTTTATCATTGCCAACATACATAAGCATAAAATTGTTAACTATATCAGCAAGGCTAACATATTGATATGAACCCCAATTCACATCTTCAGGTATTACACCATTGTTAGTATAATATTGATAGTTAGTAATGTATGCCATTTATTATTGTTTTTGTTGTATTTCTTGTAACTCTTCAGCTTTAGCTGCCGCCATAACTTCTTGTTCTCTTATTGACACACCAGCATATTGTAATATCTTAACAACTAAATCAGAGAAGTCACTTAATGGCATTTCAAAATCTTGATAATCTATAGCGGATGGATTGAATAATGGATCGCCACCAATAGATGTATATGTCCATTTCGGCTCTTTAGGATACCTTAAATAATGAACTTTAACATTTGATGTTATTGTATTAGGATAAACTGTAAAGTTAGCTCTTGCGGAAGATACTCCATCATTTAACGTATAAACAGGATAAGCAACAGATGGAGCAGTTAAGTTAGAATCTAATAAATAAAGTGCTTTTTGATGACTCACTTTCTCTATTTCTTTGTTATTCAATACTAATTTCTGAATGAAATAACTATCTGTAGGTGCTACAAAATTTGGAGCTGTATAAGTAAGTGAACCAACCTTGTAAAAGGTATCTAATACTTCAGCAAGTTTTTTAGGCACATCAGCATATCCTTCTCCATGCGCTCTTTGATTTTGCTTGATAATCGCATTGCTATATAGATAGATATATCTTTCAAATACTTCAAGTTGAGCTTGTTTAGCATAAAGATTAAACTCAAATGGAGTTACATATCCTCGATTGTCTTTTGCTAATATGGACAGAACTGTATTTCTAACTTCGTTTATCATACTTACAAAGATAAATAAAAAAAGGCACTT